AATTCTTGTCGGAAGATGCAGCGGCGCTGTGGGACCGTTGGCTTCCGCGGTTGCTTTCAAGAGGCGTATTCAGTTCAGAAGATTCAGAAATGCTCCAATCCATTTGCGAGATATGGGGCCTTTATTGTGCTAGTTACAAAGCCGCGTTTAGGAACCCAACCGACAAAGATTGCCGAATTGCCGTTACGTCCTACTGGGCCAAATTCGAGCAAGGCGCAGCGCGATTTGGGATGAACCCGGCCGACAGACAGAGGTTGAAGGCGCAGCCGACCAAGACCGGCGTACGACGATGGCAGGGATAATTACAGCAACATCTTTAGATACGGTTACACGGCGATGGATGCGTGACGCATCCGACGAGCGGGCCGTGCGCGCTGGCTGTTGGTTTGATGAAGAGAGGGGCCAGTTCGCGGTCGATTGGATGCGTGACTACTTGCGGTTGTACGAAGGCGAAAGCGCAGGCCAGCCGTTCGAGTGCTGCAAGGACTGGCAGTACGATGCTGTGATGCGGTTGTTCGGGTGGGTGCGGGGGTCCGAGGACTGGGGCCGCGTGATTCGCAGATTCCGCAAGGCATCTTGGTGGATTGCTAAGAAGAACAAGAAGAGTCCAACGATGGCGGCAATTACGTGCTTTGTCGCTTTCGGCGCTGGAGAGATGGGGCAGAAGTGCTTCCCCACCGCTAAGGACGGTGTGCAAATCAAAGAGAACGTAGTGCGGCATATTCACGAGATGATCCGCCAAAGCGATGAGCTGTCGGCCGAGTGCAAGATCTACAAGAACACTGGCGTAGTGTTCCACCACCCAACTCGCTCGCTCATCATGCCGCTGTCTTCAGATAACGTGGCATCGCAGAAGGCCAAGGAAGGCTTGAACGGCAGCGTATTTGTTGACGAGGTACACGTTGTCGATAAGCAACATATGCGCCGCCTGAGTCGGGCAGGCATCAGCCGCCCAGAACCGATTCACTTGGAGGTGTCAACTGCCGGCGATGAACCTGAATCCTACGGCAAGGCAAGATTTGATTACGCGCAAACTGTGGTGGATGGCCGGAGTAGTGACATTGAAACTCTCGCTATTATTTACGCCGCGCCGCAGGACATTTCAGATGCCGACATCCATGCCGACCCGCTTAGGTTCGGGCAGATGGCCAACCCAGCAATGGGGCACACGGTCAAAAAATCCGAGTTCTTGTCTGACTACGAAAGCTCGAAAGCGTCGCTATCTGAATTCGCTGACTTCAAAAAGTATCGCTTGAATATCTGGCAGCAATCAGCCAACCCGTGGATTTCGATTCACGATTGGCGGCAATGCCCAATGTCAGTCGGCCCGCTGCCGGTCGGCCACTACACAACTGCTGCATTCGACTTATCACAAACTACCGACTTTACGGCCTGGGTGCTATTCCAGCCAGACGAAGAACGGCCGCGGTGTTGCGGGCATTATTGGATTACCGAGAAGCGAGCCAAGACCCTGGCAGCGGAATTCGAAATTCCGGTGGACGAATGGGTTCGCGACGGATGGGTTACGATCTCGACGGACGACAAGATCAACTACAAGCAAGTTCAGCAGCGGATGGCTGTTGACATCAAGAAATACAAGATCGCGATGGTTGGGATGGACCGCGCGTTCTCGGGTGATACGCTGCAATTTCTAACAAACGAACAGGGCGTAGAGGTTGTTGAGATTGCCCAAGGCGCTATGTCGCTCTCTACCCCGAGCAAGGAGTTGGAGGGACTCGTTATTGACCACCGGCTGGACAGTCGGCAAGACCCGGTGATGGCGTGGATGATCGGGAATACATCAGTTAAGCGGGATGAGAACGACAACATCAAGCCGGTGAAAACCGTCGGCGGAGTTCGCAAGCACATAGACGGCGTGGTGTCGCTGGTGATGGCTATTCTGGTGTCGCTCGCAAATAAACACGTCAAGAGAACGGGAAGGGTGTTTGCCGCGTGATTGTTTATGATACTGCATTTGTGCTGGGAGTCGGCTGCATAACCTACGCAGGGTATCAGGTGCACCCGTGTCTGGCGTGGGCAATTGGCGGGCTTGCGCTCTCGGCTTTTGGGTGGTGCGGCGCACGGAACAAATTGAAAAAGGGGCCAGTTAAGTGATTGCAGACGCATTCGCTTCCATCTCGTTTAGCGGAGTACACCCGCGCGACCCGGCTGTATTGCGGATGCTGGGTGTGGATCGCGCTACAACATCCGGCGCTGAGGTCAACGCCAAGTCCGTTGTCGGCTACGCGCCAATTTGGCGAGGAGTGAATCTAATCGGCAACGCGGTCGCCAAGTGCAAGCCGTTCATCTATCGTCGCATGGAAGGCAGCGAGCGCGACAAGGAGCGCGCAATGGACCACCCAGCCTGGCGCGCGACCGTGCGGCAGGCTAATCAATGGATGAGCGCTGGCGAGTTCCGCAAAACCGTCACGTCCTATGCGCTGCTGTGGGGCAACGGTATTGCCCACGTCGAACGCGACGGCGCAGGCAACGTCATTGAATACTTGCCGCTTCTGCCAGACCGTACTGGGATGGCGGTATTTAATACGAACATTACCGAAGATTCGGAATTCCCAGAGAGCGGCGAGGTGATGTACTGGACGCTGGTAGGCGGGAAGGTTCGCACGATCCTGCCAGAAAACATCCTGCACATCCGCGGATTGAGCTTCAATGGAGTGTGGGGCCTGAGCGTTATCGAGGTATTGCGCGAAACGCTGGGGCTCGGCATTGCCATCCGAGAATCCGGCGCTCGATTTTTCGGTCAAGGCATGATGAGTTCCGGCATTCTCTACATGCCGCCGGGGATGCAGGACGAACAAGTACAGGAAACATTCGCCCGTGGCATCAAGGAGCAGATTCAGGGCCTCGGGCGGTCACATAAGTTGGTGGTTGTTGAGGAAGGCGCGAAGCTCGAAAAGCTGTCAGTCGATCCGAACATGGCGCAGGCACTGGAGTCTCGCGAGTTCTCGGCACGCGAGGCCGCGCTAGTCATCGGTTGTCAGCCACACAAGTTGGGCGACACGAAGCGTACCAGCTATGCGTCACTTGAGCAGGCTAACCAAGAGCATCTTGACGACGACATTGATCCTTGGCTGGCGCGGTGGGAAGAAGCCCTGGAATCGGTAGCGCTTTCCGAAAAGGAAAAGGATTCCGGCAGTCACTTTATCGAGTGCAATCGCAATGCGCTTGTGCGAACTAATCTAGCAGCTCGCACGGCCTACTACACGGCTGGTGTCAACGGCGGGTGGTTGTGCGCTAACAAGATTCTGCGTATCGAGGGCGACGAGCCGATTGGCCCACAGGGCGACATTTACCGCTGGCCAATCAATATGGTTCCAGCGGACCAAGCGGACATGCTTGCCGAATCGCAATTCGCTCCCGAGCCTGTTCAATCGCCACCGCAGCCGCAGGACAATAGCAACGATGCGATGGCCGCCAACTATCGCATACTTGCGGCGCACGAATCCAAGCGATTGATTCAGCGATTGTGCAGTGAAGCTATAAGGCGGTCTGCGAAGGGCGGGCAGGCATTCGTGGAGTTTATCGAATCCCTGCCATCTCATTGCCAAGACCCGGTGCCGTTGCGCCCGCTGCTTGCTGGAGTTGCGTCGCGGCTTTCATTCGAGCTAAACCGATTCACCGAACCACCCTATCAAGCCAACGAACTGAAGGCCAATGTTGAGGCTGCAATTCCGCAGATTCAGCAAGTGCTTATGTCGGAAGCCAATGAACGATTGGAGCGTGTAGCATGAAGAAATACCCGGCCATTCTCGCCGCACTTTATAACCAGCCGCAGCTCATAGTACTGAGCAAGCTGGAAGAGATTGCGTTTCTCATTGAGCACAAAATGCGCGGCGCTAGTGTTCACGGACAAGCAGTGAACTTTGAAGCGGGAGAACGCCCCGATGTTTTGTGTGTTGACTTGGACGGCCAAGAGATGGCGATTGACCACGTCCCTGCGGCCGGTGGCAATCGTCAATTTGTTGCGGTGCTGCCGCTCTTCGGCACGCTATTTCAACATGGCGACATGGCGATGGACGCGAGCGGGGGAACTTCAACCGCCCAGTGGCAAAGGGAGTTCAGCCGCTTGGACGCCAACCCGTCTGTAAAAACGATTGTAATTGAGGCCCACACCCCCGGCGGTCAAGTCTGGGGGACTCAGGAAGCTGCGGACGTGGTGCGGGCCGCGCGTGATACCGGTCGAACCCGCATTGTCACAGTGGCCAATTCACAAATGGCATCCGCGGGCGTGTGGATCGGCACCGCCGCCAGCGAAGTGTACGTGACGCCGGGGGGCGAAGTCGGCTCAATCGGCGTGGTGTCGATGCACCGCGACATCAGCAAGGCGGAAGAATTGGAAGGCACTATGACTACCTTGATTGCCACTCCCGCCAAGAAAGTTCAGGGCCACGAATTTGCCCCACTGGATGACGAAGCCCTGGCCGCACTGCAAGATCGCAATGAGAAAACATACCAGCGGTTCCTGCAAGCTATGTCGCTAAATCGCCGGGTGAGTGTTTCCAGAGTTGAATCGGACTTCGGTGGCGGCGGGATGCTGAAGGCCGATGAAGCCGTAAAGGCTGGGTTGGCTGACGGTGTGGCTACGTTCGCCCAAGTGATGGATCGAGAAGTTGCTCGCCTGAAGATGGCTGGACGCAAGAGCGTCAAGAACCGAGCGGCCTTAGCCGGCCTGGAGGTCAACGGTGACTGAAGACGTATGCCCGCGATGCGGAAAGTCGATGCCATCCACCCACAGCAGACGCCGCGGAGGACTGATAGACCGACGGCGGGAGTGCTTGTGTGGGCACGTTGATCGTGTGTTGGTTCAACCTGAGAAGATAATCAAAATCCTTCCTGTTGTGCGGAAACACACAGTGGGGCCGCGAAAACTGCCTGCAAGTCGGGTATATATCTAGTAACAACAAATCAATTCAGCGCGTTGTGCAACCCAAGCTCAGTCGCGGGTTAATCATCGCGAGGTTTAGTCTGCCAAGCTCAGTCGCGGCAGTGCTAACCAGTGACGTGAAACTTTACACGTCGCCGGTAGGTACTGCCGCGATTTTTTATTGCTATCTCCTCCCGGCGACAAGCACGGGAGCAAGAGATGGCACAGGACAAGAAGACGGCTAAGGCCCTTCGCGAAGAGCGGGCCGACCTCATCAAGAAGGCACAGCTTTTCGCCGATCAGCACGAAGGACAAGACGGCCTTCTTTCGGCAGAGGATCAGGGCGTTTTCAATCAAATGATTGAAGATGCCAACGCCCTGAACGACAAGATCACCTACCGCGAGTCGAAGGAATCGCTGGATGAGCAGGTTGATGGTCTGAAGACTAAGGCCCCCAAGTCAGCGACGTTTGCGAAACCTCTCGGCGGCGACGGCGGTGCCGAGATGATCGAAATTCGCAACGGTTTCGACTCGGCTGGTAAGCCAGCGTACCGCAAGATTCCTGCCGGCGAGCGAGGCTCTGCGCAATACCAAGACATTTTCAATCGCGCCCTAGCCAATCGGGTGCAACCGGCGGAACTTGCCGCCCTGCAATCAGACAACGCCGAGCAGGCCGGCTATCTCCTAGCCTCTGAGCAGTTCAGCTCGGAGCTTCTGAAGGCAGTTGATGACGAGTGCTTTGTTCGCCAATACGCGAACATAACGCAGGTTCCAGAGGCCGATTCGCTTGGTATCCGCCGCCGCACGGCCAAGATGGATACTTTCAACTGGTCGAGTGAACTTACCGTATCGACCGCCGACAGCACGCTTGCCTATGGCAAGAAAGTGCTGACCCCGCACCATTGCACTGGCGCAATCCTCGTCTCTCGCGACTTGGTTCGCCGGCTTGGCGGCCAAGTGGAATCCGAGGTTCGCTTCGAAATGGCCCGCGACTCCGGGGAGACGATGGAGGCCGCATACATGACGGGTAACGGCGCACAGCAGCCGCTCGGCGTATTCACTGCATCGACCGACGGCATTAGCACCAGCCGCGATGTGCAGACCGGCTCAACTACCAGTATCACCGCTGATGGGCTCATCAATGCAAAGTATTCGCTGAAGCAGCAATACCGCCGCAAGGGTGGCAGCCGTGCCGGCGCTCGCTGGTTGTTCCACCGAGATGCCCGCAAGATTCTCGCGAAGCTCAAGGATGGCAACGGCAACTATTTGCTGAATCCAGGTCGCGGCATTGTCACGGAAGAAGAAGACATGCTTCTTGATCTGCCGGTTGATGAATCTGAATTCGCTCCGAACACATTCACGACCGGCCTGTATGTTGGTCTTCTTGCGAACTGGAACTACTACCGGATTGCGGATGCGATGAGCGTTGAGATTCAAGTTCTCATGGAACTCTACGCGGCCACAAATCAAATCGGCTACATCGGCCGGCTGAAGACGGACGGCCTTCCGGTTCTCGAAGAGGCGTTCGCGCGTCTCGTCACCAACTAGTTTAATCAACAACTCACAAATAGGGTTTCGGGTCCATGATTACAAAATCGCTGCTTAAGGAAGCGCGGATCACGGAAGTTATCAGCGCAACTACGGCCGGCACTTCCACAATCGCCAGCTCTGCCGTTGACATGGCGAACTATGAAAACGTGGTGTTTATCACGTCTCTCGGAACTGCCGCGGCAGATAACGGCCACAAGATTAACCAGTCAAGCGATGATGGGTCGGCGGACGACTACACGGATTTGCTTGGGTCGTCATTGCTCTGCAACGGGACCGGCAAGGTGGTCGTTTCGGAGGTCATTCGTCCGACGAAGCGTTATGTGAAGTGTTCTGTTGTGCGTGGTACGTCAACGACGATCAACAATTGCATTTGCATTCGCTGGGGTGCCAAAACCAAGTCGGTCACGAATACGGTGACCAACTCAATGAATACCGAGCTGCTTGTGTCGCCAGCGGAAGGCACCGCGTAACGAGCCTCTTGCTAAACGGAACACAACAACCAAGAGGAAACAATGGCTGATCCTAGTTACAACACGCTTATTCAGCGACGCCAGGGCGGAAATACCATTTCTGTCGAAACTGGCGGCACGCTGGATTTAACCGCTGCTACGCTAACAACTCCGGCTGGAGTCGGCATCACTGGCGGCACTGGCACTATCTATAAGCACAACCTCTCCGCGGCTGGCACGCTCAAGAGACTCACGATCTATATCGACCTCACTGGGCTCGCGTCGTCCACGACAGACTTGGATGTGATTGGTGTTGCTGGTGGTGCGGCTCACATCGGCCGCATCTTGGCAGCCGAGGTTGGCACCGTCGAAGCGATCCGCATGACGTGCCTGGAATTGCCCGCTGGTGGCGTAACTGACATTGACTTGTATTGTGCGACTGAAGGCACTGCGGTGTTTGACGACGGCATCGCAGCCCTTACCGAGACAGCACTTGTCACGGCGGGTGGTGCCTGGGCGAACGGAACAACGAAGGGTGCGACGGCCGTGCCTGCTGCAAACCAGTACATGTATCTAACGTGTGGGGCAGGTGGCACCGCGGCGACTTATACGGCCGGCAAGTTCCTCATCGAAATCTTTGGCTACTAATGGCGTTTGCAGACACAGAATCAATCACGGTCACAACGAATTCCAGCGGAGATGCTACGGCATACACCACTAAGGAATTCTCGGGGCCGGTGCGCGTTGCGATCTACACCAAGAACAACTACGCGAACGGCGTTGATTTCACGATTACTGGCGACGTAACCGGCCAAACGATTTGGGTCGGTACGGACGTAAACGCGAGCACAACGGTTTGCCCAAAGCAAGCTACGCACCTGAATAGCTCGGGGGCAGCCGCCCTTTATGCGTCGGGTGGGACCGCTGTGCTGGCGGATGTCGTGTTGTCAAACGAACGAATCAAGGTTGTTGTGGCCCAAGGCGGCAACGCCACGTCAGGCGCGTTTCGGTTTGTTGTTGGGTGAGGTGAATATGGGCCTCAAACGAACCGTAGCGCCAGTGCAGCCGGCAGTAACGCCAGAAGAAGCAAAGCGACAAATTAGCGTGTGGGATGGGTCGCAAGACGACTATATCACGCAGTTAATTATTGCCGCGACGGGAGCGGTCGAAAGAGCCACGGCGCGGGCGCTAATCACCCAAACTTGGCGGCTGTCGTTGGATGAATTCCCGTGCGACGAGATTCGCATACCCCGCCCGCCGCTGATCGCTGTATCGAGCATTACCTACGTCGATGACAATGGAACAACCCAAACACTCGACACCGACCTCTACTCCGTCACCACAGACGCAGAGCCGGCGCGCATTGAGCCTGCATATGGCGAAGTCTGGCCGGCTGCAAGGTGTCAGCGTGAGGCTGTGCGAGTTACCTACACCGCCGGATACGGCGCTACTTCGGAGAGTGTACCGGAGCCAATCCGGCATGCAATTCTCCTGATGGTGGCGCATTGGTACAACTGCCGCGAGCCAGTGGTGGAAGGTCAGCTAATGGAAGTGCCGATGAGCGCTAAGTGGCTGATTGATGGATACAAGACAGGGGCCGGACCAGAGTGGTACAACCTCGCAAAGTGAAAGGGAAGTTGGCAATTTTCGAGCGCCAATCCCCGGTGCTGGATTACTTCATCGGTGAAACCGACGCGTGGGAGGAAGTGACGAAAGCCTGGGGCGAATTGGCGCCGGTTCCAATCGTCGCCCAAACATTCGAGCAAACAGAAGGCGTGCAGCGGATTTCGGAGACCAAGTATCAGTGGTCGATGATGTGGACGCCGATTACGGACCGCATCACGACTGACCACCGGATGAAGATTGCGAAGCCAGTGCCGCAGGATGAAGCCAACCCGAACGCGGACGCGAATTATCGAATCTTTCAAATTCAATCCCGGGTGAATGTCGGCGAGAGGAATCGAGAGATTCAGTTGACGGTGATTGAGCGAACGTAATGGCAGCACAAACCGGCAAGCTGGTGTTTGTGACCGGCTTTAAGGAGCTAGACGCCAAGCTGGGGACGCTTGAGCCCAAGGTGCAACGCAAGTTTGTCAGGGGCGCGCTGCGAAAGGGTGGCAAGCGACTGACCAAGGAAATCCAACGGATCGTCAGGGAGGAAGCGTACGACACCGGAGCATTGTATCGCACGCTGAAAGTGCAATCGCTGAAGCGGAGGCGTGGTCGGGTGGGCATCGCAGTCATGCCGCCGCGCGAGCGGCTGTTTGCGAACTATGCGAAGAAGCACGCCGGCAAACAGCCGCATCCAGCGAAGGGCAGCGAGGAGCCGTTTTACTATGTATCGGTTATTGAGTTCGGCGACGACACCCACGAACCCAAGCGGCCGATGCGGCGGGCGTTGTATGACAACGCTGCTGTATTCCGCGCGTACTTCGAAGGCGACATGAAACAGTTTATTGCCGAACAGAAAGTAACCACCGCACTGCCTAAATCGCAGGGCTACACCGGCCGCAAAGCCAAATGACGTATCTCACTAAAGACATTGCGGACCACTTGAAGGGCAGCACGAACATCGTGGATGCGTTCAGCAATCGCATTTTCCCCGAGACGATTCCGCAGGTCATTCGCGACGACATGGGACGAAGCCAGTCGGCCTATCCGTGTCTCGTAATCAACGACCTCACAAATGAACCGGAGTATGTGTTGTCTGGCGAGGCGGGCGTGCATACGTCAACCATCCAGATCGACGTGTGGACAGACGGCACTGGCGGCAAGGCGAAAGCCGTGGAGTACAGCGAGCTGGTCCGCAACCGCCTGAGTGGTTATCGCGGGCGGTTCGGCGAAGGCGTGTATGGGACGAGCCGCTTGATTCGCAACAACGCGGTGGCGGCTCCGCCGATCGATGGCAGCGACATTCATCGTCGGCGGGTCAGTATGGACTTTGAGATTATCCACACGGCCGACGTGCCGGATTTCACATAAGGGGTGAGCAATGCCAACCGCAGTTGACGAAGGACATGGAGCAACGCTGACGCTCGGCACGTCATCGTGGGAGACCGCAGCGCTTATTGTGTCGATCGAGTTTGATGACATTGCGCGGGCGGCGTTGGAAACAACGCACCTCGCCACCACTGGCGGCCGTTCGTTCATACCCGAGGACTTGCCGGATTATGGTGCGGTGACGGTCGAATTTCTGCACATCGACGCGATTGCTCCGCCGTACGCGGCGGCCGAAACCGTTACGGTGACATACCCGCTGGGTTCGGGGCAGTCTGGGGCGGCTACCATTGCGTGCTCTGGATTCTGCATTGACTACAAGCCGGGCAGCGCTGTGGTGGGCGAGATTATGAAGGGCTCGGCGAAATGGAAACTTACCGGCGCGATGACATTCACCGCCGCAACCTGATAGGTGACACATGGCAAAAGTTGAATTGAAACGGCTGATCGGAGAACGGCGAGACCCCAGCACGGGCAAGCTGCAACGCATCGGCTGGAACATGGACCAATTGTTTTTGAACGGCCGGCAAATTGCCACGATCAATCGTGTGCCAGGCTCCGCCGTGGGCCTGATGCCGGGGGCGGTGCTCACCGAGGCGGATAAGGAAGCCGTGGCGGCGGCGATTGCAGCCGAGCGTGGCGGCGTGCGGCCGAGCAAGATCGGCGAGCCGCTGCCGTATGAGATTCTGGAAGAGATTGCCAGCGACACCGAAGTAGAGGGCGATGATGAGTGAACTGATTAACCGCGACGGCATTTTGCAGCCGCTGAAGCGACGGTTCAA